AATAATAAACAATTCATGGAATTGTTGGCACGGGAAAAGAACGCCCAGAGAAAACTTGCGAATAAGATGAACAAGGCGAGGGCTCTCAAGAATGGACCATTGGACCCGGCGGTTGCGTACGCTCTCAAGACCCCCAAAAATACCAAAAAGATAAACAAGTACGTGAACAGTTTATCAAATGATGAACGTAATATGCTCAAAAAGAAGGTCTGTGATTAAAGTGTATGGGTATTATAAATGTTACTCGTCGTTGTACTAATCATTCTAAATGTCTACATTCTCTTAGAGATGGGTAATAAACCCACAGCTGTGGCCACTTCGAATGAAAAATGGGTTGTTTACGGGACCATGGACTGTGGATGGACTCGTAAGCAATTAGATTTTATGAAAAATTCCGGTAAACAATATGAGTTTATCGATTGCGCTAGTGGTGATTGTGCTGGTATGAGTGGTTTTCCAACCATAATTCACCCAGATGGTAAAAAGTCTGTTGGTTATACCGAAGTTTAACGGTCAAGACCGGAGATTACCCTGATGGAAACCGACAGGATGAAAGCATCGAGCATGCTGTTGATAGGCTTGAGCACGGAGATGTGCTTGACAAGCGAGGTGTTCCATACGAGACGAAGGATGAAGGTGCTGATGAGAATAGACAGCACGAACATGAGAAGCTGATTTACAACATCAGACTTGTTTTCGGACTTGATAAGATTGGCGAACATTTTTACTAGTTACTGATATTTTTTTCTGAGTAAACTATAAGATGGCCAAGACCAAAAATCTCCCGTTGAGTGGGTCAGAACCAAAATTTACAAATCGTCGTTGGGGTTCAAACAAAGGTATACCAAATAACAATTGTTATGCCTACGCCGTCGGGGACTATGAAGCGTACCGTTGGCAAAAATCTATACCAGGTGATCGGTCTGGGTTATCCAATGTAAAACATGATTACACCACATGTAAAGATCTCCCAAAGCGCGTTATTTCCGACAACCCCAAATCTATATACAAGGTTGATGGAAACAAAAAATGCAAGAAGGGATACTACAAAATCATGATGTTTGTCTCTTCTGGGAGACCTAATAGTTATATTCGACAAGGTGATTTCCATTTCTATAAACAACATGGCGTCATTGAATATAAGGTTAAATCAGGTGATACGATTAAGTCGGTAGCTAAATATTTCAAGGTTCCTGAGTCTAGAATCAAGAAGGCTGGGCCATTCAAAGTTGGAAAACGTGTGATTTTTAATGCTAATGTATTTAGTCATAAACGTGGATGGGCGACGGGCCCACTTTTAGGTGATGCTAATGGTAAGGTAATCAAGGATCCACGTACTGCATCTAGAAAGTATACTCAGTTGAGTTACGATAAGTATTGTTCATCCTTCTGCGTCAAGGATAGCGGAATCAAAGTCGGCAAGGGTTATCCCAAGGTCTGATAAAATACTGTTTAAATCTAGAACGTCATCAGCATCAAACGAAACGTCAAACATATCTAGTACGGATAGCATAGATTCTTCGTTTAATGACACGACATTTGAAACTTGTGTATAATTATTATGAATCGTAACTTCTACCTTAAATTGCGAAACATCGAACACTCGTCTACAGGTTGGGCATGTGTTTTTACCTTGGGATTTCCATCTCTCTAGACAGTGGGAATGAAATACATGTCCACAACGAATCGGAGGATTGTTCCTCGTCGACTTGACTTCGTTTAGACATATCGCACACGTCGACATTCTAGAGTATGGGGTTAAAGTTTTTCCTGTGATTTAGCTCAGTTAGTAGATCTTGGAGGCATCTACGAGAGGCTTGTCACATGTGTTGCACTTACCCTTTCCTTGTTCATCTTGGATCTGGGTGAGCAGTTCAGGTCCTTGCTTTTGAAGGAGTTGCCTGTAAGAATAGTTGTCCTCGAAAGGAATGCTATTCTGCTTCATCACGTAATTGTTTAAGAGCTGGGCTGAAGTATTGATAGTGAAACAGCGTCCATCGGCCATACCAAGTCGCTGCGACATTTTAATTACTATAGAGCTAGAAATTAATTTGTCTGTTTGTGATAGTTTTTACCCAAGATTTGAATCCCTTATCCTTCAAATGTTTGACAAATGGATCACACCTGTATCCAAGGAAAATATCAAAGACATCAGTGTCCTCTGTTCGTGAAACACGAATATCGGGCTTCTCATTGATGTGTTGGTTGATGATATTGTAAGCAAAAGCAATTTCCTTTAGAGTCTCTGCTCCCGTAATGATAATCTTTCCTGTACTGAAGATGCTACAAGTAATCTCCTTCATTTCGTGAGCTGGTTTGAACTTGATTTTCACGGCGGAATAGCGGTCTGGCTCGAAAGAAACTTTGAAGATGTCACTGTAATTTTCAAACCAATCAGCCACCTTTATGAGATTGATGTTGTAGTTGAGAGAGAAGTTGGAATTAATCATAACAACCCGGAAAGAATCAACGGGAATTTTAATTTCCAAATTCAAAAAGACCTTGAAGATGTGAACAAGTTGGGTAATGATACGCTTGCAATCAAAGAGATCACAGCACCCTGCAACCTGGATAGAGCCGTTGGGAAAAACTTTGACGGACTTGGTGCTGTAGGAATCGTGATAGGTTAGTGTAACTTGATTGTAAAAAGTGGTAGGTTTAAGTTTCCATTCAAATCCCGATGTGTTTGAACCACATCGCTTCATCTTGTATGTACCAATCTCTTCAAAGATTCTTCTGAGGCGTTTGATGTTAATATTTTGAACGAAACTGGAAACCATCGTGATAGTTGTGATCTTGATCCACGAGGGTTTCAGATCTTCGGGTAAAGCTTTCCTAAACTCATCAATTGTGAGGAGATAGGAAAATGAGTTATTTGCAATAGTTGAATACATTTGTTCATAAATTAAAGAACACTGGAGCACGACTTAGGTGTTTAAAGAATATATTCTTTATGTGAGTAGATGACTTCTTTCTTTAAATGTGCAAAAGTTGTACATGATGTTGAATCTGATCTCACTTACGTGGAAATCGTGTATGATTCGTACACTCGCGGAAAAGGGTACCAGACATTTACAGATTACATGAATACTGAACCCCTAGCGGACTGGCAGGTATTCGAGGCTAAGAACCACACAATTCCTTATCTTAAGTTTCTGGACATCATGGTTTTAAAGACTATAGAGGTTAGACAGAGAATGGGTGAGTTACTACTCGACGATATTCTCACATCTAAACGCGACATTAAGACGTATATCCGTCTTACACATGCTACTAAAATTCTAGATCCCAGCTTCCAGCCACCCATTATAAATATGAAAAGTGCTTGGCAGAGAGATTTTATCATTAAGTTTTGTAAAAAACATTTACATCATTCTATTGATGAATGTATCAAACTCGATCGTTTAGAGTATTTCTTCAACGTCTTACAACTGATACAACAAGAGCTATGAATATGGTCACTAGAAAAACGCCAAAGTAAGGAATTCGTTCCTCCTTAGCGACACCAACCTTGACCTTGTCATCTTCCTCGCAATTAAACCCTGTGTCTATGTTCCTTCTAGGGTGAATGTTTTTGAACACATTGGTTGGTTTTTCAGCAGTTTCGCATAATGCGTAACTACAATACACACTCTCATCTGCACCAATTATACCCTCCCCTGCGGGAGATTTAGAAAAGTTATCAAAATCCCCAGTCTGTCTTACACTTCCTGGAAGGGAAAATTCCTGTTTGACAAATGGGTTGACGTCATTAATAGCATCTTCGTCATTGAGCATAAACTTACTCATAATTACTATTACTTCAGATTATATTTCTTGTCATTCATTTTGAATCGATGTTCTTCCCACATTTGATCTAGATCAATATTTAACATATGTGCGAGTTGAAAGAGGTAACTAAATACATCACCCATTTCCATCATAACGTCTGTACCCCTATCCTTCTTGAGATTCGTCTTTTTGTACATCTTCTTGTATTGACGAATCGCAGAAGCGAGTTCACCAACTTCCTCAGATAGAAGAAGCCAAACTGTGTCTACGGGTGCTCTGTCCCACCCTTTTGATTTGCATACTCTTTCGGTTTCATTTTTATAATAGTTAAGACTCATACTTAATTTAGATACACTTCGTAACTTTAATATAGTTAACTCATAACCCAATTTTACTGTTATAAGGAAGTTTTTTCCCGACGGTACTTGTATTAACTGGTTGATCCATGAGTGTTCTAGTCGTGTCTATGTCACTCACATACGCGATGTATTGAGAAACACCCGTTTGAATTTGAGACAGCGCAGTCTCTATGACACGAGCGTTCATCGCCTTGACCTGCTTGTTAACTTCCTTATGGTGGTTACCAGAGTTGTTGATGAAAACTACACGCATGATACCATAAAGATCATCTGGATTCTGGTAATCAATAGATATACCAGTACGATCCTTAAACGCCTGACGAATCCCACGCTGAAGGATATTTTTATTGAATTCAGAAAAGAATAATCCGTTCAATGGAGTCTCACACTGCTTGACAGAATTCAGATGAAGATTACTCATTTAATATACACCCGGAAAAAAATTATGTGATAATAGTAAATGCTGAACTACTCGGACTTTAACGAGGCTTACGCCAAAGGTCCAAATTCTGTCGACACAATCCCTTGTAACGCTCCCTCCTGCTTCGTTGGTTCTTATGCTCCAGTCGCGAAACCTGGTGAGACTGGTCCCTTCTACGTGAATACCTATCTTCTTCAGCCCGATCGTAGGATGGAAACCCTAGGAACAGCTACCGTCCGAAGCGCTGATTTATCTTTAGGAAAGAAGTAAGTTAAAAATAAAATTAGAATGGAAAGTATATGAGGGTAATTAAACGCTCAGGTCGTGTTGAGGATATGAAATTTGACAATGTCACCAACAGGATCAAGAATTTAACGTATGGACTTTCTGAAAATTGCGACTCTTCCAAAGTTGCTCAACAGGTTTTCTCCTCAATGTACGATCAGATCACCGCTCAAGAAATAGATACCCTCTCTGCCGAAATATGCATCGGAATGATTACATCTGACCCAGATTACGAAATTTTGGCCACTCGTATTGTGGCAAGTAACATTCAAAAGGTTTGCCCAAACAACTTTCATCTCGCTATGAGGAAACTTCTGAAAGCTGGTATTATCACAGAAGAGGTTTCGGAAGTTGCTTTCAAGGTGAAGGATAATATCGACAGTGATAGGGATTTTGACTTTGGATATTTCGGTATCAAGACTCTGGAGAAGAGTTACCTCCAACGCGTTGATGGTAGACTCGTAGAAACACCTCAGTACATGTTTATGCGCGTGGCTATTGGTATTCATGGTAAAGATATCCCGGCTGTCATTGAAACGTACGATAAAATGTCTCGAGGTCTCTTCATTCATGCGACCCCAACCCTGTTTAACGCGGGAACACCCAGGCCTCAGATGTCTTCCTGCTTTCTGATCGCTAACAAGGGAGACTCTATTGATGGTATTTATGGTACTCTAACTGAGTGTGCCCAAATCTCAAAATGGGCCGGTGGTATTGGTATGCATATCCACGATATTCGTAGTAATAAGTCCCGCATTAGGGGTACTAACGGTCAATCCGATGGAATTATCCCAATGCTTAGGGTCTTCAATGCCACAGCACGTTACGTCAATCAAGCTGGTAGGCGTAAAGGATCTATCGCCGTTTACATAGAACCTTGGCATGCGGATATTTTGGAATTTCTGGAACTTCGTCTCAACCAAGGTGATGAGGAAGCTCGTTGTAGGGATCTCTTTTCCGGTCTCTGGATTCCTGATCTCTTCATGAAGAGAGTTGAGGAGAATGGTAACTGGTCACTCTTTTGCCCAGACAAGGCTCGGGGTCTTTCTGATGTCTACGGTAAGGAGTTTGAAGAGCTCTACACCAAATATGAAGAAGAAGGACTGGCTAATACCACTCTACCCGCCGCTGATTTATGGAAGGCGATTCTCAAATCTCAAACTGAGACTGGGACTCCGTACATGCTGTATAAGGATGCCTGTAACATCAAGAGTAATCAAAAGAACTTGGGTGTGATTAAGAGTTCTAATCTCTGTACGGAGATTATCGAGTATACTGACAAAGACGAGACTTCGGTGTGCAACTTGGCATCTATCGCACTTCCAAAGTACGTAAACAGAGAGACCAAGACGTTTGATTATGATAAGCTCCATGAAGTTACCAAGGTTGTTACAAAAAATTTGAATCGGGTCATCGATAGAAACTTTTACCCAGTTGAGACTGCGAAGAAGTCTAATATGAGACATCGCCCCATTGGTCTAGGTGTACAGGGTCTCGCGGATGTTTTCATCCTATGTGGTCTTCCATTTGACTGTGAAGAGTCTAGAACTATGAATGCTCATATATTTGAGACTATCTATCACGCAGCTCTTGAGGCCAGTTCTGAACTCGCAGAGGTGGATGGTTCTTACGAGACCTTCGAGGGATCTCCCGCATCTCAAGGTATTCTTCAACCAGACATGTGGGAGGGTGAGACAAAGTTCAGTGGTCGCTATGACTGGGATGCGATGAGGGAGCGAGTTAAGACAAAGGGTCTTAAGAACAGTCTCCTTCTCGCTCCCATGCCCACAGCCTCTACTGCGCAAATCCTGGGTAACAACGAGTGCTTTGAACCGTACACAACTAACATCTATCTGCGCCGCACACTCGCTGGCGAATTTGTGGTTGTAAACAATCATCTCGTAAACGCTCTAAAAGAGCGTGGTCTTTGGTCCAAGGAGATGAAAGACCTCATGGTTAAGGCTGGTGGTTCTATTCAAAATATCGTAGATATCCCCGATGATATCAAGACTCTTTACAAAACCGTATGGGAAATTAGTCAGAAATGTATTATTGACATGGCGGCGGATAGGGGTCGTTTTATTGATCAATCACAATCTATGAACCTCTTCATGGAGAGTCCAACAATGTCCAAGTTGTCTTCTATGCACATGTACGCGTGGAAATCTGGTCTTAAGACGGGTATGTATTATTTACGATCTAAGGCTAAGGCTCGACCAATCCAGTTCAGTTTGGAGCCAGATTGTGTGGCTTGCTCGGCTTAAAGTTTACATGTGTTGTATGGTTAGAACTGATGGATAAGACAATTGAAAACATACAGATCAATGAATATAACAACAGAAAAATTGTCATTAGTACAAAGCAGGGAACTCCATTCCGTGTACAGCTTCCCCGTATGTATATGCCGTTTGGGGTTTCCGGGTTTACACCGGAGGTAGGTCAGACAAAGTACAATATTGACTTTGCTGTGAAGGGGTATGATGAGGAAGACAGTTACATGAAGAAGTTTTACGAGTCTCTACGAAAAATTGAGAACATGATCATTGATTCTGTCGTTGAACAGAGTGATGTAATCTTTGGTAAGCCAATGACAAAGGAGGAACTTCAACCAATGTTCAATTCTAATCTTAAGATGTCTGCTGAACGCGAACCAAAATTTCGTGTGAAGGTTGATACTGACATGGAAGATATTATTAAAGCTACAGTCTACAATTCAGATAAGAACCCCATCAAGGATGAGGTTACAAACGGTCTCTATGCAAGGAATTCTGGTCATGCTATCGTTGAACTCAATAGCGTGTATTTCTTGAATAGGATGTTTGGTTGTACTTGGAAATTATACCAGCTTGTTGTTTATGAACCCCAGAATCTCAAGGGATTTCAGTTTGTTCTACCTAACGCCTAACAGGTAACATAGGCATGCGTTGACCCCTGGCATTAAGCCTGAAGTTACCTCCACGGGGACCAGCCATCACGGGAAGACCGGCTTGGACACCAATTTGAGCAGCACCAATCTTCTGCGCAGCCCTCGCTTGCGCCTGGTTAAGAGCGCCGGTAGCCCGAGTGATCTGGTTAGTCGCGGCACCCACAGCGGCAGACTTAGCCTTGTTAAGTTGTTGCCTAGCGGCGTTCTTAGCCGCACCCTTGATATTGGAAGCTACCTCCCTGGCAGCGTTCTTAGCCGCAGCCTTCGCTTGTTTCGCAGCAGCCTTCGCGGCCATCTTTGCCATAGCACCGAAACCCATTTTTATTATATACCCATATTATTATTTAGTTGGCTTGGGCCAAATTAGGTGGGTTACCAGCGACCTGAGAAACTACGTTAGTTCCCATCTGGTTAAGAAACGCGGGAGTGGGTTTGTAGTTACGACCACTCGAAGTGTTTACATATGAACCTCCATTCGCTCCCTGCATTATCCGACGCCCCTGAGAATCCAGGTAGTTGGTAGGTACATTAGCATTAAACTGAAGACCCCTCGCGATAGCCACCTGCTTCGCTTTCTCAAGGGCTTGGGCCTGGGCCTGTTGAACCATGGCGAGAGCCTGTTCATGAGACTTTTGCGCCATAGCGTATCCTTGGGATTGAGCTTGCTCAGCTAGAGACTTACCACGAGCACGAGCCATCGCAGAGTTACCATTTCTAGCATTGTTGTTCTTGGTGTTATTACCACGGTTGTTATTGGGACCCCTGGTTAAACCATTCAGCAACTTGTTACCGTTACCATTGTTAGGTTTCTTGTTATTGTTACCATTGTTGCCTCGGTTGTTATTTCTCACGGCAACATTGGGGTTACGTGCGGCATTGTTGGGACCTTGGCCTTGGTTGTTCGAAGCCATTATTACTTTTTACTGACATTTTTATTCAACATCAAAATACGATATATCGTCTGAGCCTCCTTAAGTAATTTACCCTGTATTCTGGTAAAATCCTTAGGGTCTAAACCTAGTCTAATTTTAGCGATCTTCACTGAGTCTTCCCAACGCTTGAGAGACATTCTTATAGTATATAGACAAAATTTTACTGCATCTTAGCAATCTTCTTCTCGTATTCCGCAGTACCACTCTTGGGCTGAAGCTTGAAACCCGACTTCTTGGGCTTGAACACCTTCACCATAGCCTTCTTACCCTCCTTCTTCATACGAGCGAGAGCAGCCTTGCTCGCCGCCTTGGAAACCACGCGGCCATCCTTCATGATGAGATCCTTCTTGGAGAGACCACCGGGGGTCTTATCAGCGTTACCATGGAAAACTTCCGCACGGGAACCAACAGTCATTTTTATATTAAGCACGGAAAATTTTCTTGATGTCCAGAATTGAAATTTTGGCCGATGTCCTGTTTACAGGAATTTGAGTTTTAACTCGATCATCATTGAGAACCTCTGAACAGACCAAAGATTTATGACCTTGTAAAGCCATCATTTCTTCCTCCACACTGATGAAACGCGAACATTCCTTGTATACCAACTTCTTTACATATACAGATTTGGTTTGACCGGTACGATGACTTCTACCGATCGCCTGAAGTTCAGTTGCTGGGTTCCAAGCTGGTGCCGTAATATAGACACGTGTCGCTTCTTGTAAATTGAGGCCTTGGCCACCACTCTTAATCTGAATGATAAAGACGGCACCGGAATCAATCTTCTTAAATCCATTGATCTGCCTGACCCTTTCCTCCTTTGGAACTGACCCATCAATCCTAAAAACTGGGCAGTCAAGTTGAGACTGAATATAATTCATCTCACCCCTGAACTGACAGAAAATGAGAGACTTCTCAGTTGGGTGTTCTTTCAGTAGTCTGAAGAGGGTCTCCATCTTGTTTGACCTACCCTTCCATTTTGTGGGTACAGTCTCATTCTGTTTAGCAACTCCGTTCAGATACATCTGTGGCCAAATCATACACTGCCTGGCACGAAGAAGACACTCCAAAATAATCATATTTTTAGAGTTGAGACTTTGAGCGTGTCTGAAAGCCTCTTGGATGGTTTCTTGTGCTTCCAAGAAGACACACTCGTAGAGCGACTTTTCCTCTGGCAACATTTCAAGTTCCACATTCTCAAAGTAACAAGGTGGAAGCGTCAAACGCTCATTGATCTTGGATAGATCTTCTTTGGTTCTGCGGAGGATGTAAATATCTTTGATCTCTTTGGTTCTCCCTTGAACAAAGTTTTTGGGAATACCCAAAAAGGTACAAAGAGTTACAAAATCCTCCATAGAGTTGAAAACTGGTGTACCAGTGACAAGCCACTTGATATCAGTCTTGAGATTACAGACACTTTTGAACGTTTTGGAAGTCTTGTTTCTGATTTCATGTGCTTCATCGAGAATTACACGATCCCAAAAAACGCGATGCAGTGGAGTTGCCTCATTCTTCCTAGATGACACCAAAGTGTAAGGTGTAATCGTCACATCCGCACCATGGTCAATTTTTCGGTCAGGTCCATCAAAAACCGCGACTGTCAATTTGGGTGCAAAGCGGTTAATCTCTTCAACCCATTGGGTGATAATAGATTTGGGTACGACGATCAAAGTGCGATCTCGTGGATTTCCAAGTATGGTAGCCACGAGTTGCACAGTCTTACCCAGACCCATTTCGTCACATAAAAATCCTCCTTTAGGTCCAGATGCTTGAGCTTCCATCTCAAGCATCCATTTGACACCGTCTCTTTGGTAGGGCGCAAATAGGCGTCCGTTAAATCCTTCAATCTTCATGGAAAAAGTCTTCTTCGGGGTGAGCTTCAATCTCACAAGGTAATGGTTCAACTTGTTTTTTCTTTCGAGTCTTCTTCAACTTAGGTGGTGGAAGTTCATCTATGTGTTCTCTAAAATAGAGAACTTTGTCCCAAAATTCTCGCATAACTGGGAGGTAAGTCTTCCACCATTCACGATCACGGGGAACGTTAACCACGTCAAACTCCTCTGGCTTTGGCCAATTGGTAGCTGCGGGCTTGTACTGGATGAAGTCCGCTGATTCTAGATCAAGGATCTCCATACACAGCTGTAACTGAGGCATGTAATGTTCAGGCACCTCTCCAGGGATGATTGCCCTCTGGGGAGGGCATTTGATCTCAACCAATTTTCCAGATTCGGTTACGCCGTCGGGGCTTCCACCAAGCCAACTTTCAACTGGATGGGGACAGAGACCAAGTTCATGTACGACTTCATTGTGCCGTTCTTCGTACAAGATACGTGCCTCATCCTCATATAGTTCACCGTGACGAGTGGCTGCGTTTCCAGTGAACTTTTCACCGAGACCACACTTCTTAAGAAGAAGACCTTCGGGTGTTTCATATTTGTTTTTACCTATAGCCGTGGCGGCATCTGAGGCGGTCAACATTTTGCCACGGAGAGCAAGCCACTCTTCAGACTTCTGTGCCGCATATTCTCGATCTAACGCTGCTTTAACATTCGGGTGCATATTAGATAGTTAATTTCTATATTTTTTAAGCTGTTCGAAGAATAACTTAGCTGCGTTTTGCTCAGCTTGCTTCTTACTTTTTGCTGCACCTCTACTCATAAATTGACCGTTTACATAGATGTCAATGTAAAAAATTCCTTCGTGGTGTCCAGATACGCGGTATTCAGGGAGTTGCCAGTTATTGAGCTGACAATAGCGCATCAGATGATCTTTGAAATTGTCATCAATCATGATCAGATTCAGATCAATGTATTTGGGGTCATTGTAAATTCTTAGAACAAACTCCTTTGCGTGGAGGAGTCCCAAATCCATGTAGAGAGCCCCGATGAGGGCTTCAAAAACATCCTCTAAAATCTTTGGGTTATTATTCCAACCATTACGCATACCCTTTTCATCCATTATGACCATCTTCTCTAGACCGAGAATTTTGGCTATATTCGCCAGTGTTTCACCACGAACCAACTTCGTACGAGCTTTCGTGAGAAAACCTTCTTGTTTACTTTCAAATTGATCAAATAGGAATTTAGTGATAACGAATCCCAATACAGAGTCACCAATAAATTCTAAAGTTTCAAATGATTCCGTAAACTGTTCATACTCCTTGAGAGCAGATTTGTGTGTAAAAGCCTTTTGGTACAAATCAAGGTTTTTGATCTTTGTACCAACAAGTTGTTCGATTTGAGGTTTAGTAACGAAAGTTACCATGGTTTATTAGTATATGTTTTTATTTTTTAAGCCTTCTTAATGTAGTGAGGGGAAAGGTACTTCTGGAGGTTAAGGTACGTCACAACAACATCCGCGGGAGGAGCGAGGAGATCGCGAAGCTTATCGTCAAGAATGATCTGGCGACCGTTCTCGGGGTGCTTGAGACCCTTGTCAATGATGTACTTGTTAACGAACTTGGTAACCTCAGAGCGAGAGATGAGCTCAGCTTCGGGAAGCGCCAAGAACTCACGCAACTTAGGTGTAATTTCCTGCTTTCGGTTGAAACCGTTGTTCGCGGCACGAGCCTTAGCCTTCTCGCCGGTGGGATCATCCTGGACGCTCTTCACCTTACGAACGAGCTTAACGAGAGACTTGACATCAGCACGGAGAGCGGCAATTTCGGTTTGAATGGTTTCGAGAGACATTATATTTTATTTAAGTGGTTAATCTTTAAGTCAGAGAAGTAGTAGGAAAATACAACCTAAAATCACGGCCAAATACATTAAGATCTTTATCTCCATTTGATTGAATCCCTTTCTAGTTTTTTTGGGACGCGGACGTTTGATTATCCTAAATGGTTGTTTAGGTATCTTACCAGGGCATCCACCAGCACAACAACCCTTTGGACATGGGATGACATGAGGCCCCTTTCGTACACCACAAAATTGTTCCTTCTTAGGATTTCTCACATCATCGTAGGCGTAGCACCTACATTCTTCAATAACATTGCAGACCATATTATTATATCCCAATATATTAATGGATGAGAAAAGTTACTCGAAGAGTACCATTGAAAAGTTTATGAATGAAAATTTACTTTTCAAAGATGCAAAGTTGAAAAAATATTTCGACAGGAACGAACAGAGAGATCTGGGGAAATTCCGACAGCGTCTGCGTGACAAATTTTCTGAAAAAAGTTTGGAGAAAATGGTTTACGTATTGGTGACAGATTCCATTCGAGACATAATACTTGACACCATTGGAAATCTTACCCAAAGTCTCAAATCCTCTGGTGATCTCATTGTGAGTGGTGGTGAGGCGTTTAATTATTATGTAGATTTCAATGACCGTATAGTCACCACAGATATAGATGCGAAGTTTGTTCCTTTCATGAAAACAAATACCAAATACTTTGGTAAACTTCAAGCTCTCAAACTACTCTTATGGGATATGTTGGGTAAACACGCGAAAAATCTCAACATACGAATCAAAAAGCGTATTATGTCATTCCAAGAAAAGCACAGTAAATTGTTCAAGTTCATGGGTATTGGATTCAGTAAAACAGGTCCATACGTAACTAGACGGTACACTTTGATTAAGAAGAAGAAAGGTGGATCTACAAATAAACCTTCCAAAAGTGATGTGTTTATAGATGTAGAGCTATTCGCATTGGATTTGAATATCCGTTTCTTCTCACCAGCGACTGGTAGAATTCAAGAACAGAATATAGGTGGTATTCTAGACATACCTTTCATGCGACCTAA